AACGCTTGTACAGCCCATTAAGTTAGTTTTTAGTTTACAAACAATAACTTTCATACCGTCAACAATTTCCTGCGAATACTTGTCACCGTTCATCTTTTTAAGCGTGTTCCAGTTCAGACTTGCTCTTACATGCCCGGGCATATTTGCTTTGCCTTGTTTTTCTTCTAAGCGTCTATAATGTCCAATTTTATTTGCACGTTTAGGTGTGCCTTTCTCCCATCCAGGCCTTTCTGAAAATTCTTTTCTAAATACTGTTATGCGCTCTAATATTTCTTCTTGTGGAACGTCTGTAAGAACCATAAGCAGAATTTCACTTAAGAATTCTTGCATAAACACAGGAGTATCTGAACGGCGCAAGTCTAAGCCCATTGCTTTTACTTTGCCCGGCTTACCATCTGTGTCGCTTCTAAAGCCTTCAATGTCGTACACAAGTGCTGCGTAACGCTTCTTAGTAATGTATAAGCCAGACTCTGCAACAATCTCTCTTGCTGCTGCAATAACGTCTGAGCGGCTCCTAGGGCAATGAAATGCTCGCATCATAAAGTCTGGAAATGTCTCGTTTGCTGCTTCACACACTTGATCATACAGTGTAATTACATTGTCTTTGCTCCATGGCAATTCTCTGTTATCTATTTGTTCTTTTAAAATAGGATATGCACTAAAATAACAAGAGTCAGTATCACCATATATCATTGCTTCGCCAACATGATCATACGTACCTGTAATAACCTTGTTTACTTCTGCACTCATATGCTTAACAATAGTACGTCCTGTCAGTGTAGTAGACTGCCCAATACGCTTATCGAAAAAACGACACCCAGGGTTGAGAATAGCGCCATACAAGCTATTAAGATTAATTTTTTTAACAAGTTGTCTTTTATCCCAGTATTCAATTTCTGCTGTGTTACCTGCGTCTTTTGCTTTCTTCAACATTTTCTGCAAGTCTTTACGTTCGCTATACCAGCGTTTTAAAATACCTGGAATAACACCTTCAAACTCTGTTGTAAAGATAGTACCGTTTGAACTAAGCATCCAAGGTTGATTGCTATCAAAGATTACCTTGTGTATTTCAGCACCGCTTAGTACGTCACTACCACCGTTTTCCCAATCAATAGTAAGTGCAATATCCTTGCGTTGCTCCATTACAGCTTCGTATTCTTCTGTACTAAACCGTCCTTCCCAACTACCTGCAAATGACTTTTTCTTTAGTGTTGTATCTTCATGGACACGAGCGTCTGAAATCTCAGGACGAATTTGTCCTACAATAGTTTCTGGAGCCATATTTAATGCACGAATCACACTTGGATACAGTGAGTTCAAATCCATCGAACCAATCCACTTGTGCAATCCCTTCTTTGGAAATGCAACATATGCACCTGCTGCTTGTGTGTTAACTTGGTCGTCACGCTTTGGACGATTAGGAACTTGTAATCCTCTGTGATGTGCTTCATTAACAATAGCTTGTTCTGTAACAGCAACAGCGCCCATTGTAGTCTGTAGAAGCACTGTGTTTGCATGTGCTAGTTCGTTTGACAGATCAATAAAACGTAGTTTCTTATCTAATTTGTCAAGTAGTGCAGTATCCTGAATGTTATATTCAATAAACTTACGGAAGTCATTGTTGTATAATTGATCAAGTGTGCCTTCATATGGCACCTTGTTTTCGCCTACTTCAATTTCACCAATAGCATCCAATCGATATGAGTGTCGTTCTTCATATGTGTACTTGCGATATAGTTCCAAGCTATCTAAGTGTACACGACCTACTAAGTCAAATGTAACTGCGGCTTTACCATACTTTTCGTAATCACGTTTCTTAGGCAGTTGTCCCCACAAGCAAAAACGTCTAGTGTCATCTTTGCTTAGTACACGCATAGTTCTGTTTACAGTATACGGAATATCATAACCTTCTGAGTTCCAACCGCTTAAAATATCAGCGTCTTCGATTAGCGTTAAGAAAGTGTCGATCATATCGCCTTCACGTTCAAACAGCATTACATTTTCAATACCTTCAAGTTCTGCTTTTGCTTGATCCATTGTAAGTGTTTTTGGCGGCACTGCTAAACACACCATTGTTTCTAACCACTGTAAGTAAACACTTATAGAGGTGATTGGCATGAAAGGATCAGCAGGATCAGCAAACCCACGCTCTGGATCAAAGTCAGTCTCAATATCGAAGAACGCAATATTAAGTTTAGGCGCATCTTGATTGAGATAGTTTTCAGACAATGACTGAAATATTGGATTAATATCACTCTCAAAAAGTTCCTTGCCTTTGTTTATTGCTACTTCTTTACGAAAGTCTTTTGTATTCTTGCATACAACTCTACTAAGAGGATCTCCGTACACACTCTTGTACTTGCCTCTTGGGTCTTTATAATAAAATGTATATTTTGCTTGATATTCGCGGTACTCTCTTTTACCGTCTTTGCGTTCAACTACACGGATCATATCTTGATCACGGTCAAACAATGCGTCTACATAACTCATTCATTCTCCTGTTGCTTGTGGCCAACTAACCTTCTACCTGTCCGTAAGTGGACGACTCTATAATATATATTACAGTATGAATAACTGCACCATAGCAATTGAGTTCATTACAACAAACCAACTACATAGCACAATTGCAAATGCTGCTTTTCTAATAACTGTACTAACTACACCAAGTATACTACCAATTAAGTATAATGGAATAAAAAGTTCTGTTGCAGGATCAAGCACTGTAAATGTAAGTATAGCACTTGCTGCAATCAAAACTGTTGTTTCTACCATTTCGCAATAAAATGCTAGAGGAGAAAGCCTGTAACTTTCTTTACAAAAGTCTATGACAGACTTTATCACTTGTCGACGCCAACTGTAGCAACAATAGTTTCCAAGTCTTCAAACTCGTCTTGATGCTTGTCCCAGTCACGTTTCATTGCAACTTTAATTGCTTTATTAATAAGAGAAGGCTTTACGTTCAATTCTTCTGCTACTGCCTTTACAGTATCTTTAAGTCCTGCGTTTAGATCTTCAATTTCTTGTAAAACAGTTACGCCTTCTTTGACTAGACGTTCTAGTTTTGCTTTTTCTTCTTGCCCGTAGGTACGATCACTCATATGAATACTCCTTATATGATTATTATATATGCATTAAGGATAAAAGTCAAGTGTTATTACCACTTGACGGAAAGTTTTTTTGTAAGATCTCTTTGGGCTTTTACAGCGTTCATACAATTTAGTATACGCTTTGTTTTTTCGTAAGGGCGATGATAGTGATGCTTTGAATCCCATGTTTTATCTGCATCCATTTCTTTGCGTAGTTCACTACCTAGTAATTGTTCTATATACCGCAAATCGTCTTCAGTTAAGTTTTTAAATTGTTTAGCAACCATTGGATCCCCCTTATTGGCTATGAGTTATTTATCTTTGCCCAAAGTACTTCAAAATCTTCCGAGTATGCATAAAGGGGCGCTCCGTCTGCACCATCCGACCAGAGTCGTTTAAAATACCCGTCGGCACAATCTATTACTGTTTCGGGAGATGCGTTAAGATGGCCTTTGACCATATAAAATAATCTATATTCCTCTTTAAGGTCATTTCTTAACATAACGTATTTAACTGATAGTATAAGTTAGAGCGCTAACATTACTCAAATACGCCTGGTGAATTGTATGTAATTATTTCAAATCCTTGCATTTCTTGTTTGTAACTATACATATCACCTAGTATAAGATAATTAAATCCTTGCTCTCTAAAGTATGCACATTCACTACGTAAACTTTTGTAACCTAATTTAAGTTTAGGATTTTTATAATTCCACGCAAATTGATCAGCATGAGCAATCTTTTTACTTGGATACACATAATAACAACTCCATGCTGCTAGTTCATCGTTGTCGTAATATCCAAACACTGTGCCTCTTGTCCAGTCTTCTCTGTATATAGGATAGATACTATCAAATTTTTTATACTCTATATACTCTTTATATATATTTTCACATTCAGTAAAGTGAGAATCGTCGAGTAGTTTAAAGTCTATAGTTTTATATTTTGTCTTTTGTAAATTAAGTCGAGTAGTCATCTACTTTGCACATCTTTTTTATAATCTTCAGGCCAGTACTTGTAGTATCCTAATGAGTCAAGATGCTTACGTGCTTCTTCTAGTTTAGAACGCTCTTGTAGTAGAACAAGTCCGTGCTCGCCATTGTTTAAAACGACAGTGTCAATTTCTTCAACTTCGTCTGGATGATCTTCAAGCGCAACAAGACCCCAGTTATTTAGAACTTTTCGCTGTACACTTTCTACTAATTCTGTAAGTTCGTATGCAGATATTTTGGTAGGGTCAAATGCAAAAATTATGACTTCTTTACCGGGCCACTGATATGCATAATTACTTAATTCTGTCTTAAGATTATATGCTACGGGATCTTTTATTTCTTTAACCAATACATTTCCTTCTATCCAAGATTTTTTAGCATATGGACAAGGAGGAAGATTATTAAAGACTGGATTGGGTTTACTTAAATGATTTAAGATCCAGTCTTTAATATTTGCATTAAGTTCGTTCATTCTTTTCGTTTAACTTGCGTAGTAACATTTCTTTAATGCTGCTTTCATACGCTTTGCCCTTATGTTTTTCTTTACGTGGTAGAACTTTTTTCTTCTGTTTGTGAGCGCCCCCTGCTCCACTACGTCTTAGTGCGTCAAGATCTTTTGAACTTGGATCTCTTGGTTTTGGTGTTTCTTGTGCTTCACCTATTTTAGCCATAAATTGATCAAATGCTTGTTTCTTTGCAGGATCACCTGCTATTTGTTGTAGTTGTTTAGTGTGCTGTTGTAAGAACACTTTCCAACTAACTGCTTTCTTTTTTGCTAAAGCAGGATCTGCCTTAGTTGTAGGTGCTGCCTTGTTAGGTTTACCAGATCCACCGACAACATCTTTAACTTTTTTCTCAAATGAATCTGGAGCTAATGCACCTTTAGTTGCTAATTTATATCCTTTTTGTAGGATAGAATCATTATCTTCTTCACCTACAAGTTTACCCGTATCTGGATGATTAGTACGTCCAGGTTTTGCTTTAGGCATTTTTCCACCATGTCTTGATTGCTCACCTGGCTTACCTGCTCTAGTTTCATCTATACGTACACCTGCTAGTGCAGCAAAGTCAGCCACACTATCGATACCCAATGGCATGCTACCTGGTGCAACTTCAACACTTTCTTTTACATAATCTTTTGTAGGCGCTGCTTCTACGGAGCTATTAGCTGCACCTGTCAACTTTGCTAAATCAGCATTTCTATCTGTTGGTTCAATTTCAAAAAGAGTGTGTTGTAGTTTATGCCAGTCCATAACTTTTCCTTAATCACACTTGCATGAGCCCGGCTCACCGCGTGGTACGCCTGCTACTTTACGACAGCCTTTCCAGCACTTCTTGTAGATTTTGCTGTTGCCGTGACGCTTACCTTCTGGCAGATTTGCTAGTTCTTTTTTCTCGGTAGCAGTTAACATAGTTTTGCCACATTCGTTGCAAGTTTGTGTTGCTTCAGAAAGTTTGGCTGCTAGTTTGTTTTGGAGTGATTCTTTTTTTAGATCGTTTTTGCCTTTGCCATCTGCTGCATAGTCTGGTACCATTTTTCCTGTTTTAGGATCTTTTACCATTTTCTTTTTGGCTTCTTTAACTGCCGGCTTTTTATCTTTCTTGCCATGGTCCATTACTTTTTTACCAATAGCAGTTAGTGTACCGTCTTTGTTATACATTTTGTCTACAAGCTTTTTATCTTCAGGTGATAATGTTTCGTTTACTGCATTGCAGTTACAGTGAGGACAACTTGGTTTACAAGTACAATCTTCTGCTTTTACGTCAGCACCGCAACACTTGTCTGAACAATGTGTATCTTTTGCTTCTTTTACAGGATTAAGTGCATCCGGTTCCATTGGTTCACTTGCTTCTTCGTAATCCATATGATGATATACGCTACTAATCATATCAGCTGATTTAGTAATTTTAGATTGTACCCAACCTTCTAAGCCTTCTGCTTCGCTAACACCTTTTAAGATGTCGTGTAGTTTAATAGCATACTTTGCTAATTTATATAGTTCACTGCGGGCCATTTGCACTTCGTGATCACGCTCTGCACGATCTGCTAATTCTCCCAGGCCTTCGCTAATCTCTTGTTCTCTCATGAGTTACTCCGTAATACGTTATAGTGTATTTATGCCTTTTTCTTAGTCTTGCGTTTTTTCATGTTGCCGCTTAGGACAGCATTATCACCGTCTAATGCATTTGGTACAGTACCGTCTGGATTGCGCTTAATTGGTTTCATACCTATTGGTTGTACAACAACACTGACTGCGGATGCTGTATTTTCAGTTATAATTTCATTCATCTTCATATTAAAATTTTCCCATATTAAAACTTGTTTCGGGGTCAAGTATGCGCTGCGAATGTTTTCGCCAAAACTCATTACGTTCGTTAGTAGAGGTTCTATTTGCCTCGTGAAATTTACTCATTTTACAATAAAATGCTACTTCTTCTTCCGTCCTGATTTCATGTTTGCGCACCAATGGTACATCCTCCCTTTTTCGCCACCTGCTTTGGCCTTCTTACGCAGGGATGTAACACTTCCGTTACAACTAGCACCTGAGCGTTTTACACGTCCTGGTCTGCTTTTGCCTTTTTTCTTACCGTCAGCAAAGTTTTCTTTTACTTTTGGATCATAATCCTGTAGTGACTTACGTATCATTCTTTCAGCTCGTAAGTATACTTGCCTAGCACGATCGATACTTGTGCCAATTTCATCTCCAATTTGCTTG